CATAATAAGCTTCTACTTGCTGTCTACCTCTTGATTTATTGATACAAACATATTCTTCTGGAATAGAATTGTAACAAGAATTATAGAGCAATAACATGGAAGAATTATTTTCCTTTTCATCTTCAGACTGTATTTTGTCCAATAACCCTGGTAATGCTTTATTAATTTCTTTTTTTGCCGCAATGCATTTTTTCAAATTTTCTTCATTAGGATAATTTTTTAAAAATAACTCTTCAGAAAAACAATAAATAAGTATTTTGCTTAAACTGCCACCCACATTAATCCACGTAGGTTTTAAAGGTGCAAGAGATGCTGTAAAGTTTCTTCTCACAGACAATTCGCTTTTTTCTACTGTTGCATTGTCCATCCATTTATAAAGTTGTAGAGGAGTGGAATCACCATTTAGAACTATTTTTAGTAGATCTTCATTATCAATAGCAGAAGGTTCGAGACTTTCTAAATAGATTGAAGTTTCCCTAATTGTGAGTAAATTATCATCATCAAATTTTCTTCTTTCTGAATTGTCTGTATTTTCTGATCTTTTTATGTAAAACTCATTCAAGCTTTGTTCATCCATTAGAGTGCAACACTGTCTTTTTGTATAAAAAGATACTCTTAATAGTCTTATTGTCCTTGTATCTCTGTTGTATGCTTTTACAAAAGAGTTTTTAAAATACATACATTCTAACCATTTTTTATAATCTTCAAAATTGTTTGGCTTTATAAAATTGTAAGGTTTATTTTTTTTAAAAAAATCAAATGCCTCTTCAGCTGTTATTGATAATGATTTCCTTTTAGATACAATTTTTGAAGTATTTCTGTTGTATATAAATCTTGGGGTGGGAAATTGATAATTTGTGTTATCGCTGTCAACATTTAAAGTCAGTAATTTTCTTAAAAAAACATCATCACAGTACTTCAATATCCTTAAATTGTTCTTGTCACCTTTACAAAGTAAATAGAAAGTCGGTAACATGTCTGATTGGCCAAACATTTCTGTTGGTTTTTCAAATTTATTCTCGATTTCATTGTAACCAAACTTATGTAAACTGTACATTCTTCTTAACAAATACATGTGGATTCTGTGGAAATGATAACATGTCATCTCATCTACACCAACTCTTACACATTCAGATGTTCTGGAACAAACCATATCTGAATCTCTTCTATAATCATCGCATGGTAGTGTTGATGCACACTCTTTTGTTTTTTTTATTGTTGGATAACAGGTTGCACCATTGAAACTTATAAGTGATACAAATTCCATGAATACTTTTTGTATATTTGTTTTCTTAACACTATCAGTAATAC